TTCTTCGATCTAGCGTATTTACCCGACGTCCACCCGACCTTGGCAAGCTTTGCCCACGGGTTTGTGACATTAATCAATTCTTCAGGATCGAAATGCAATTTGCAAAAGCCAGCTTTCTCAATTTGTCCAAAGGATTCCAATTTGATGACTAACCCAAGATCCGCAAAATCCTGCGTCGTTGGGACATTGCCTACAACTGAGAACAACCCATCATCTCCTTCTACCACGCCATCCACCCAGGAAACTTTCAAACGCTCACATAGGAACAACATGAACATCAGATTAGAGAAACCGTTCCCCAGGGACGTACACATTTCTCCAGACATGCGAGTAGCACTGACCGTAGTAGAGAAATGTTTAAAACGACACACATTGCGTCCAGTGAGTGTCGAGTTGACAAGATGGAACCACCACCGCCCACAAGGCAAGAATTGGGTCATATATTCATAAAGCTGCATCTCAACAGAGGACATAACTTCACGCGTGAATAATGACTCAAATGCAGTGTAATCGGTGGCTACGTAAGTGGCCCCAACCCGGTATAACTTGTCACGAATATACCGTGCCCGTTCAGGAACGGGAACATGCTTGATAAAATGAGGATTAGAGTAAACTTGATCCTCAATTAACTTGAATACTGGACCGACAGCACACTTGAATACATCACTTCTCGAGTTAATACCACGCGGGTACTTATATTCCTCATAGTGCTCGTCTTTCATAAACGATTTGCATTCAAAGAGTTTTCTCAGTTTTCGGTCTTTCTTCCAGTCCATACCTGGTTGAAAATGTAAAAGTATCTCCCCCGAATCCTCCCAACATGCTGCAAGCTCAGCCTTTCTCCAATCAGGATGATTCACACGTCGCAACCACGTGGCAACTGAAACATCCGATGCAGGAGAGAGAGGAGTGAGGTTCCGTCTAATCCACCGGTAGACAAACCGGCCCAATTTATCCAGCAACCGGGATTTTGGAGCTGGAGGGCGAAAGGCAAAGCGCTTCCGAACCCCCGAAATCATCGACACGGGGTCTACTGGATCAGGGTGAGGCAAGCATACCCCACGGATCTGACAACCAAGACCAACCGCGACCGGAACTCGTTTCGATAGATCAACAGGACGGGGAGCAGTAATAGCAGTACCTTCTTTGATTTCAGGTAGCTTAGGAAGCTCAACTTCGTCTGTCCTATATCCATAGGCGTATTCACAGTCTGCATCGACATTTCGAGGGCATCCCGAAAAAGCCGCTTACGTGCACGATACTTGACATCGCGGTAATAAGCCATCGCCAAGTCAACCGTATTCTGCACAACGGCCTCAGGACTATCTCTGATCAAACCCTCATATCTAGAAAGATTGATAGTATGAACAGAGTTAGCCAATGATGTTATCCTGGACTTGGTATCCTTGTCCAGGGCATCAAGTTGTAGTGCCGAAGGCGTGGTAATTTGAGAAAGTAATTCCAAGGAGA